GGGGCGAAAAATACGGCGCTAGCGGCAAGTGGACGCAGAATTTTGCTCCGAAGAACGCGCCAAAACCAAATATCGCTGCAAATAAGGATTACGCGCGTCGCGCCGCTAAGGCTCGGTTCGGATGGGGCGATGATGAATTCCGGGCATTGAATCTGCTTTGGGAGTCCGAGTCTGGTTGGAACCAGTACGCGGACAACCCGTACTCGGACGCCTACGGTATTCCGCAGGCCCTTCCTGGCTGGAAGATGGCTGAGAAGGGAAGGGACTGGCGGATTAATCCTCGTACTCAAATTGACTGGGGTCTTGAGTACATCAAGAAGCGATACGGCACCCCGTCCAAGGCTTGGGCTTTCAAGCGTGCTAAGAACTGGTATGAAAAGGGCGCTTGGGAGATTCAGAGCGATGAGGTCGCTCAGCTGCATAAAGGCGAGATGGTCATCCCTGCGCAACAGGCACGGAGAATCCGCGATGTGTTGCTAGAGGAGAACATTGATAAGCCGAAGGGAACGCAGTACGCGGTAACGCCTCCGTCGAGTGCAGGGATCACTGTCAATCTGAACTTCCAGCCGGGCGCGATTTCGTTGCATGCAGGCGGAACGGCGCATGACGCACAATCACTTGCGCGCCAATTTATCAGAGAATTGGAAAAGCAAGAGCTGTACACAAAGATTATGAGAGGGGAGGGCGTTACAATTGCCCCCGTCTCCTAGCAAAAACATCAATCTGCCGGGAGCCGGAAATTGGAACCTGCCGTTCCACGAATACCTCACCGGGTACCCGAGTATCGGAGTGATTCCGGCGACGACGGGGTCAGTGAACATTGGTGCCAAGAACCGTGAGGTTTATGTTGAGCGTGGTTACATAAAGACCGATCCCAACGCCTACACGGCTGACCAAACGAAAGCTCCTCTCCGGTATCTCTACTTCCTCTATAACCCATCGACCATTTCAACCGGTTACAGCATGCAGACGGACGCGCCGACCATCGCGTTGATGATGCGCGAGGACAACGGACGCGCTCGCCCGCTGACACACCTTCAGCAATCACTTGATTTTGCGTTGCTATTCGATCGTACATACGAGGTTCGAGAAGGTGATTCAGAAGGCGCGTGGAAGGATGTGAGGGCTGCGCTGGCGCTCGTAGGCGTGCTCGATAATGTCGAGGATGCTGGTGGCGACATTTACCAGTCGGATTGGAATTTCCAAACGGGTCCGATGCTCCCCCGTGCTATGTACTTTCATTTCGGGAACCAGCGCGGTGGAATGATGTTCTATGGCATGATCACGAGCCTGAGCATCGAGTACACCCATTTCTCACGGGACATGATTCCTATGCGTGTCGGCATGCGTGTGTCGGCACAGCTTTTGCCAGACCCGTCAGAGGTCCCCCTCTGGCAGCCACCGGTCAATGTGCGTCCCCAGAACTACGTCAACGCCCCCGGGCAAGGGACCTTTTTCAACTTTGATTCACCTGACGATTGGTTCTTCGGTCCGATCACCGCCGAACCTACAGGAAACCGGCCTTCCAATAATTCGGTGAGTAACACCCCATCCACAGGCGGACTAACGCCAGCACCAGTACCCGGTCCCACGCCAACCCCCTCACGGTGATTGGAAACAGGAATGGCGTGGAGTAGATACGAGGACGTTCCGCTAGAGTACGGTGTTTATCGCGGCCGTCTGGTGCGTGGTCGAGCGATCAGACGCGTGCCTCATCGACAGTTCGCCTGGACCCCTCATAAATTCAAAGAAGGGGAGCGCATCGACCTGGTCGCCGACACCTTCTACGGCGATTCCTTCATGTGGCCGATAATCGCCGACGCAAACCCGGAGCATTTCTGGTGGGGCGACTTCGAACCGTCCGATGTGATCAGGGTGCCGTATGTCTGAGGCTAAGGTCTGGTACGAAGTCTGGATCAACGGCACCAGGAAATTGGACCCTGGTCCGATCAGCCTGATGATCACACGTCAGGTTGGGTTGAACAGCCTTGTCGTCGCCAAAGTCGCCCGGCCGTTTACGCGTGACCCGAATCCGGCGGATCTGCCGGAACCGGGGACTCCGGTAAAGGTGTTGTGGGGGACGCGTCCGGACAAGCTCAGGACGTGGTACGGCTATATTCACTACACGCGGCCTGACCAGGACCACTCCGAGGGACCGCGCGCTCACGAGGTCGTCGAGTACGCCATGCTCGGAACCGGCCTTGCGCTAGAGAATCAGCGTACGCGGGATTGGCGCGAGATAACTGACTCTGGTATTGCGCTGAAGATCGCAGAGGAATACGGGCTCGCGTGTGTCGTCCACCAGACCAAGCGGGTTCACAGGTATCTTCTCCAGCCTGGTATCTCTGATTTGGAATGGCTGCGTCGCCGTGCGCGTGAATGCGAGCGCCGGGTACATGTGGAAAACGGCGTGCTTTATTTTGTCGATCCCGCCTCGTTGGCGATGGCGAGGAAGCAACAGCCCATCCGCTCCGTGATGCATAAGGGATGGCAGGCTGACGAGATTACCAATGTTGAGCCGCTTTACGGTGCGCTGGTTCCTCGTGCTGGCAAACAAGCACAGCGTGTTGTGTCAGGTGTCGACGTCCGGACCAACCAGCTTTTGGAAACCAAGGCTGTCCCACAAAAACCGATTTTGGAGTGGGTCGCCCGTGACGCGAATGTCGCCGACGTCGCGGAGCTGTACGAGCGCGCCGCCGCGTACAACGTGGAGCACGAAGAGTGGCTTTACGCGAAGATGACGATCGAACATTACTCGAATGTCGATCACGTCCCCGGGCAGCTCGTCGACATCGACGGCCGCGCCGTCCATCCGCAGATGCGTGGAGTCTGGATGGTCACGCAGTCTCGGCACTACCTGGAGTCTCGCTTTGTTTCCGGTACCGGAATCCGCCGGTTCGACTCTGAGCTGGTCATCACGCGGAATTCGCCGAACACGTATAGCCTGAGGGACCGACAAGTCCCCATGATCGACGATTCGTGCATGCTCTCCGGAAACTTCTGGGTGAGCACGAATCAGCGGAAGGTGATTCTCTGATGAAGGAACACGAGGCCCTTTATCAGGGAATCGTGGTCTCCAGCCAGGACCCTGAAGGCAAGAACAGGATCACGGCACGTGTTCCGCACGTTCTCGGCAACACGGTGTCGGAATGGGCGAGGCCGGGATCGGCGATCCACTGCGAACTTAAACCCGGTAGCCTAGTTTGGATGGCATTCCCCAATGGGGACACTCGTTACCCGATCTACTATCCGCCAAACGACCCGGAAATAGGGCGAATCATTCTTGGCTATGGGCAGATGGCCATCAACGGTCCATCGTCTGGGGGAATCGTCCTGAACAACGACGTCCATGCCAAGCGCGATGACGGCGGATACGTGAAGGTCTACGCCACAGAGTTCGTCACAGCGTCCTCCCAGGACTATAAGCAAAACATCACTGCGGTTCCAGGTAATTACAACGCCCTCGGGAAGATCGGAAACGCCCCAGTCTACACCTGGCAATACAAACCCGAATACGCTGCGTCCGGCGGAACGGGCATCGGCCCACTCGTCGAGAACCTGCCAACCGAGGTCAAGAACGAAGACGGCACAGTCAACCTGATGTCGCTAATCGGAGTCCTCTGGCAGGCACTTCGCGAACAGCGCCAGCTCAATCAACAGCTACAACAGGAAATAGACGATATCTGGGATTACATCTTTTTCCTTACTTAAAAGAAATCACCTCCCGGCTAATACACTGAAATAGACCTGAGAAACGAACTGCAAACAGACCGGGAGGTGTTTCTTTGTTCGATAATCTTCCGGTCGCCGTCGACTTGCCATTTCGTTTCGAGAACGGACAGCTTGCTACGAATCGCGACGTCGACCGCCAGATCCGTCAGCGTTTGATTGCCATCATCGGCACCAACCCGACGGAGCGTGTAATGCTGCCTAACCTCGGCGTCGGTGTCGCCCGATTCGTATTTGAACCAGATCCCGCCCAAGTGACCTCGGATCTCACCACTGAGATCAAACAGCAGGCAGCACGCTATGAACCGGGCGCGACGATCACCCGGGTGATTCCTTACCCGGATGCAAAAAAGGGTGAGGCGCTGCTGGACGTCGAATATGTGCGCACCGACACCCCGGATTCGACACGCAGCAGCCGGTTCGTGCATCTCGCAACGATCGGAGATGGCGGCATTATCAATGAGGTGATCCGTGGCTGACACGACCCTGCAGGAAATCGGCTACGACCCAGGACTGATCAGCCTGGATTACACGGCCCGGGACTATCCAGCCGTTCTAGCTGAGCTAGTACGACGCGCGCAACAAGTCATTCCGGAGTGGACCGCCCGGGGCGAGGGCGATTTTGTCCTGATGATTGCTGAGATCCTCGCGACGTCGACGGATCTCGCCAATTACTACATTGACAGAGTCCTCGCCGAGTCCACTCTCGCCACAGCAACCAGCAGAGAGCAGATTCTCGCCCTGGCAGAGCAGCTCGGATATATCACACACGGAGCGATACCGAGCAAGGCCACCGTGACGGTTCAGACGGACCTTAATGGTCCTGATGTCACCATAACCAAAGGGACCCAATTCATTAGCGATTACATTCCTGAAATCGACGGTCCGGTTATTTTCGAAGCCGACGAGGACATCGTCGTGCCCGGCAACGGAGGCACGGCCGAAGTCCCCGTGACACAAGGCCAGACAGTACAGCCATACCTCGCCGGGCACGGTAGCGGTGAGCCGTGGTTTCAGCTGCTACTGCCGCACCAAAAGGTTATCGAGGGAAGCATCCGGGTTTGGGTCCAAGGACCGCATGCGAACATTGAGTGGAGCCGGATCAATCGCATCATCCAGGCCGCTCCGAACGAGCAGGTATTCGAAGTCCGGCTCCGTGCCGACGGTACGACCGTAGTGCGGTTCGGGACCGGTGCCAACGGCGCGATTCCCGAGCTGGGCGCTGAGATCTACCTGTCCTACCGCGTAGGCGTCGGTAAGCACGGAAACTTGCCTGCCGGGAAGATTCGCCACATCGCGCTGCCGTCTCCTCAGGCTGGCGTGTCCGTGGCGATGGACTCCTCAAACCAGCCCTTGAGCACGGCGGCGATAGGCGGTGCCGACCCCGAAAGCAATGCGGAGATCAGGCGCAACGCACCCCAGGCGTTCGCCGCACAGCACAGAGCTGTCACATTGGAGGACTTTGAGCGCCTCGCGCTCCAGGTGCCCGGCGTGAGTGCCGCTAATGCAGTGAGTGCCCGAACGTCGAGCGTCACCGTCTATGTCGCTGGGCCGGATCGGACCATCCCGAACCAAGCTCTCTTGGAGTCGGTTCAGGCGCACCTGTCGGCGCACGCGGTCGCTGGCGTGACGGTGTCCGCGAATGCGCCGCAGCAAGTGGCGGTGAACTTTGGCACGCAGCAAGACCCTCTGCGTGTCTACGTGGCTCCAGGCTGGCGGGATATCCAGGTTGCGGAGACTGTGAAAACGGAGCTGGCGAATATCTTCAAAAGTGAAGATGTCACGCTCGGCTCCCGGATCACGCTCTCCACGATTTACACACGGCTTTCTCAGCTGCCCGGCGTCATTAACATCTCCATTCCTGTCATGGCGCGCGCTGATGCTCCCCAGTCGGGAGCTGATGACGCGGTCATGGAGCCGCATGAATTGCCTGTGCTCGGGAACGTGGAGCTGATCACCGTCGGCGGCGTGATCACGCCAGTGTAAGGACGGTGACATGAGCGCTACATATCCGGCGGGAATCCGAACGTGGACGACGAAAAGAGGATGGTACCACATCCTCTGGGCTTCCCACATGAATGATATGCAGGATGAAATTCACGCCACGCAAGTGGTGCTTGGATTAAATCCGCATATCTCTTACAACAATCCAGGCGGCATCATCAGGCAATACGACACATTCGCCAATCGGCTCACGCAGCACGCGCGGGGGACGGACATCCCGGTCTATCGCGGCCGTGCTATGAACGTGAACCTCATCCCGAATACCTGGAACACGATCAATTTCGAGCACCGCACCGACCCATTCCATCTGGCGGAAAGTGACGGCTCAATCCGGCTCAACACTCACGGGATGTGGCTGCTGGCTGCGCGTGCCGAGTACCGGGCAACCGGCCATAGCCTGCAGAAACAGGCTGGTCGACGTATGCGCATCCTAGTGGATGGGCAGGACGTCGGGCTGTCGGATTACACGGGGGAGACGAGCAAGAACAGCTTTGCCTTGCACAACCACGTCACGTGGCCGGAGATTTTCCCTCTGGGCACGAAACTGCGTGTTCAGGTGCGCACAGACATAGACGCGCCGCCGCATGACCTTCTGGTCAACGTCACTTTCCGCGTGTCCCTCATGCGTACGGTGGACACAGTTGTAGAGGCTGGCCGGATTAGACTTGCGGAGGCCGCCTGATGCCTGTCTATCCCGCGCAGATACGTGAGTTCACCACTAAGTACGACTACACCACCGTAGTCCTTGGTGAACATTTCAACAGCGTTCAAGATGAATTAACCGAGGGCATCCAAAAGACTTTGGGCCTACTCCCTCAGGTGGCTGATCAGGACCCGGGCAGCACTCCATATGAGATTCTGCCAATTGTTGATTGGATTACCCGGACGCCGCCGGACCGGTATGAGGATCTAACGGATATTCTGGACAATTGCGAGCCGTACGTCCATAACTGGGATTACCAAACGGTCCGAAACTTCCTTCAGCGGGACTTTCCGCAAGTTGTCCAAACCGATCAGGTCGCGCGATGGATCGTTACGGTCAACAGGCAAGGGCTTGGCGAACTGGTCCGGAATCTCCGCACTCGCCAGAGCCAAGGTGTGACGGCCACGCGAGAGCAAGCCCATCGCTGGGTATGCCAGGCGCACCGCTGGGACCAACCGTCGACGGGTGGTGGCTCGCGCACGTCCGATCGGCCGCCTTTTGTCGGTCCTCGGGATCACCAGACCATAGCAAAGCGTCTGGAATTCCAATCTCGGGGGAAACATATCCCGTACTTCCGAGCAGCCGTGTACGGTCAGCAGATTCCGAACAACCGGTGGACCCAGGCAGCTTTGCGGCCGTACTCGGACCCGTTCCAGCTGGCCAATGGAAACGGCTTCGTCGTCAATCAGGACGGGTTCTGGGTTGTAACGGTGAAAACTGACTGGGCGCTTGGTCGAGCGTCTGCAATCGTTGGAACCGGGCAGGCCACGAGCCTCCTCGTAAACGGGAAAGAAGTCGCCATCCGCGACTACCTGGATGACGACGCCTATTCGGCCAAGGCTCCAATCAATACCCTGACCTGGCTCGATACCTTCGAAGCCGGTTCCACGCTCAGTGTAGCGGTCCGGACCGAAGGGCTTGGAGATAATTACATCGCTACCGCGAACATATATCTTCGTGCGTTTCTGGTTCGCTGCCTCGACGATCCGTTCGACATGAGCGGATTCGAGCTACCGCCGGACCCCAATTTCCCAGAGCGGGATTATCCGCTACGTGGTTACTGTGCAGTGTCCGACTCTATGCCGACGTTGCCTCATCAGCCGAATACATACTCGTCGGACGGTGGAACCACCTGGGGATACAAAGGTCCCTATGTAAATGAAGTCGATGGAACAGTGGTTTACTATCACCTTTCATCGAACGGCATCACGCCAGTAAAAACGAACTACTCATACGACCCCGCCGACTGGCAGAGCGGAATGGCCAACTACTGGTCGGGGGTCTGGTAATGGCTTTCTACCCATACCAGTACAGGGAATGGACGACGAAACGGGACTTTTCACAGTACATCCATGAGTCCCATGTCAACGACGTCCAAGATGAACTCCACGCCACACAAACCGTGATCGGCGTGAATCCCCACGTCGCCACAAATGACCCCGGTGGGATCACCAAGGATTACGGCACGGTCGCCGCTCGGCAGACCGCTTACGCCAGAGGGGAGCAGCTACCGTACTACCAGGGCAGCATCTTCGGACATTTGCTGGACCCTCGCCCGACAGATCCCAACGGCCCGGCGGACCCTTCTCCTGAGCGGCCTGGTCGTTATCGGCAGCGGTGCAAAGAGCTGGTCGACCCTCGTGGCCGTCACTGGTTGCTCCCCGTTTACCGCCTGAAGGATGAACCTGAAACGGAGATTTGCGGATTGCCGATTCTGGCCGATGATCCCCAAACGATTGCCGACGGGGGTTGGCAAAGAATCCCGTTCACTGCCAACGATGATCCGTTTCAAATGGGGATGCTCGACGGGGTGATTCTCAATGAAACGGGACTGTGGATGATCAGCTTGAAGGTCGACCACATCCCGACAGAGGACACCACGCTTGTTCAAGCACGTCGTCGAGCCCGTTTGGAAATTGACGGCAGAGACGTCACGCTCGTGCATATGGTGCGGGAGAATCCGCGTACGGCCGACGGCCACTTGCACAACGTAATCAACTGGATTGAGATCCTGCCAAAAAACACCAAAATCACGGCGTCGGCCCGTGTCGACGGCACCGACCTCATTGAGACCGTGCCAATCAACGCATACCTTCGTGTGAATTTGATTCGTTGTATTGACGACGTGCCGACCGATGGTTACCTGCGGGACTGGCCACAGGCGATCTATAACCCGCCGCCGCCACCTCCCAGATCTCCTGCACCCGACCCGGTAAGGCCAATTGCCACGCCATCCCCCGGCAACAGCGGGGGAGTGGCCTGGGAACCAACCGGTTTCTATAGCGGCGGCACCGTGTACGAACTTTCGCCCGGTGTTTACGTCGGCCAGTATCCGGGAGGTTACAACGTCATTAAGACCACAGATCCGGGCGGGATGATTCCTCAATTCCCCGGGATCTCTCAGTCGTACTCCAATCGGGATTTCGTGTGGTGAGAAGACAATGGCTGTATACCGAGTTGATCGCTACGCTAGGACGTTTTATGGGCCGAATCCTGAGGTCCCATCCTTCAATGAGAAAGAATTCTGGGCATACTCGGTCGGCTACGAAGGCATTTTCATCACGTGGGATCTTCCCATGGGCGAGTACGAGGCTTTCCGTCTGGTCGGCTCTCTCTTCGGTTACCCAACGCATCCAGACGATGGCCGGATCATTGTGGAAACAGCCTCCGCTCCTGCATCCGCCGTTGACGAGGAAACGCTTCCTGGACGGTTCCATTACTACGCGATTTTTCTGAAAATCAATGACGTCTGGGTGCGTGCCGGGACAGCGTCGACGCTGCATGTACGCGATTGGTCGATGACCGACTGGATCAAGGAACGTGTGCCGTATCACTACAAGTTGCTGCGTGGAAACCACCTCACGCTGTACGCGGATGAAAATGAACAGCTCATGCGATTCCTTGGCGTGCTTGGTTACGGTCTTGACCGACTCCGTACCTCGTTGAACGCTGCTTTGAACAGCCGCGATATCCAGACCACACATATTTCCACGGTTGGACACATCGCTTACAGCATCGGTGCTGAGATTCCTGAGGGCATCACGCCCACGCAGATGCGTCTGATTACGCTTGATTCGGCCTATCTGGCATCCGAGCGTGGGCACCCGGACACGATGCTGTATTTCGCTAGGGCTGCCACTGGCTGGGACGTGGATCTGCGGATGAGCTGCAACCTCATCCCGTCTTACGACATGGCCGAGCAGATCAATCCTGTACCACCCCAGTGGGATGCCAGCGTCCATTACAGGGTTGGGGATCTGGTCACCGTAGATGGTTTCCTGTACCGATGTGTGGCGGATTCCTACGGGATGGATGAAGCTCCCCCTGGAAACGGGAGCAATAATAGCTGGTGGGAGGTTCATACCGTCGTCCAAGGCGACACCCCGGCATATGACCAGCAGCTGAAAACCCAGCACGGCTGGAGCGGTGTTTCACATACGCAGGGTGTCAACAATAACCAAATCGTGCCGAGGATTGTTCGCGGCGTCCCCCACCCTTTGGATTCCGACAAACGCGACGCGAACGCGTTGACGATTCACAACACCTCCAATATTACGGCGACGGGTTCCGTTTTTTCCCTCCCGCTTGAATCGGGCGACAATTTGGTCGCCGTTAAGTACGGCATCCCAGTCCCCAGAGTTTTTACCTACGATCACGACGCCTCTTACAAACCCGGTGACCTAGTGAATTACCTTGGGCAGGTCTATAAGTGCATTCGACCTGCCAAGGGACATCGCCCTACCCAGCATCCTGAGCGATGGGAGCGTAACAGTTCCGATGAACGTCTGCGAATCACGGTAAGCGCTTACACGCACCAACCACACGGGACGGCACAGGCGACAGCCCAAGTGACCCCGTACGTGGTCTGGTTCGACGAGCTGGGGCGCGAGATAGGCACCGTGGTGGCAGGAGCGAGCACCAGGGTTCTGGACACTTTCAATTCGTATCCGTCGCCCAACGCTCTCGCCCCTCTTGGCGGGCGCGTCACAGATGAGGGCGGTAAGACGTGGGTCGACGTCATTCCTGGGTTCATCCGTGACTCCTATCAGGACGGTGTGGCACGTCCTGAAGACCCGGATGCCTCCCGGAATTTGAGCGTTATTGATTATGGATCAGCTGATGCAACCGTCGCAGCAACATTTGCCACAGAACCTAAAGGCACGCAGAAACAGGCGCTCGTTCTCCGGTTGAGCGATGAGAACAACTACGTCAGGGCAACACGAACCGCGCTGGAAAAAGTGGTCGCCGGAACTGTGACAACGTTGGTCACCTATGCCTCTCCCGTGGTGGACGGCGACCGCCTCACCGTTCGCGTGACCGGGAGCAATTACACCGTTTGGCGGAATAACACGCAAGTGGGAACAGTGACGGATTCGTTTAATTCTTCGGCCACGAAATTCGGGATCGTGGTGGAGGACTAGATGGCGGTTTACAGCAACTACATTAGTAATCCGAGTTTTGAGCTTGGAACGTCGTCATGGAGTGTCAAGCACCCGGAAATCCGGGTTGCTGAGGGTCAAGCTCAGACCACGATTTCCCGTGTGACACAGGGTGCTGTAGCAGGCAGCTACGCTCTTCGTCTGTCCGTTAGAACCGGTGATACGCCCTACCTATACGGAGAATGGGGCGGCGCATACACCATCGTACAAATAGACCCTGCTGCAGGACAGCAATATACGCTGAGCTGGCAGGCAAATAACTTCAGCGTCACCAATGCAGGATCTGCCTATTCGCTTGGCGTCCGAGTCGGTGTGTGGCAGTTCAATAGCCAGGGCAGTATCGTTGTGCCGTGGCAGGACTTTCCGAGCAATAACTTCAACTATTACGATCCTGCGCCACTTGCCACTAAAGCCGCCTCGAAAAGCACGACGCGCCAGACCCTTACTTTCACACCGTCCGCAAGTGCACAGTATCTGCTGATCCTTTTCGAGACCAGCCATAACTACGCACCATACGGCGGACCTGACCAGCTCTACACGGCTACATGCTCTATTGATGCCATAAAGCTAGAGCGGGGAAATGTAGCCACTCCGTACGGTGACGGCTCTTATGCAGGGTGGACGTGGTCCGGAGAACCGCACAACTCACCGTCACTGAAATCTGTCGAGCTTCAGGCATCCGGTTCAGTCTTCGTGACCGGATCTCCGATCGAGATCCGGAGTTTCCTGGAGCTTTCCGCCTCCGGTTCCATATCAGTTACCGGATCTCTGGAAGACATCGATGCCGCAGGTACAGTATCGGCGTCGGGTGATTCGGAAACGGACGGCACCGTCGATATCTGGCTCTACAGCGGTGATCTCGAAGCCGCCGGTTCGGCTACGGCGAATGGCGAGATCGAACTTGCCGCCATCATCGAGATCGAGGCTAGCGGCACGATCACGACCGGAAGCGGACCAGACACACCGAAAGCCGAACTGGTCAAAGCATGGGGAATGCAATCGTCCGGCGGCATCAGCATGGACGGTAGTATCACCCTGCAGTTCCCCATCAACATATCCGGAGCGGTCGGATACGCCTCCGTCACCGGTACGGCGCATGCGGACATCGGGTTGCAGATCTCGGGCGACGCAGCGATGTCGCTGGTCGGTGACCTTGAGCTTACCGGAGCCGTTCCCTATGGTGCCTTTGCCGATTTTTCGATCTTCGGCACTAACGAGGAAGACCCGTACAAATTCGGGGTCGGGCCGACAAACGCCCCGATTGCGTCCGGCGCTCAGAATCAGCCGTGGACGCGCGTCTACGCCGAATTCGTGGCACCTGCCGACCAGCCGACCGGTACCGCTGGTCAGTATGCATGGCGTCGTGGTGCTTACATTGCGGTTGGCTTTCAGTTCGCGAATATGGGCGCGAACTCATACCAGCAGCTTAGTTGTGTGCAGGTGGAGACCTCCCGCTACGGGAACCCTGGTCCACGGGATTACCAGACTCCCCAGACCATCATTCCGATCGTCGTGGCCGACCGCGCCAATTTCGCCAGCGGAGACGTCGAGCCGAGCGACCCTGAGGACGCTGATGTATCGGTCGGCCAGGGCGGTGACAGCCCGGCACCCGGGGAGCTGCGGAAGGAACAGGTATGCACCAAGAGCGCAGCTACAGACACTGTGTTCGTGGCTAACGCCGTCCCCTTCGTCCCTGGGCGGATCGTCACGTTCTCGTGCTGGCTTAGGCCGGGGAGTAACGTCGACGACGTCGCAGTGAAGATCATCAATGCTGATGATCCGAACGACGACATTATCGAACCGGCCTGGTGGTCGACGTTTGAAAGTGATCAAGCGGGTTGGGCACGTGTGCATTTGACGTTCACGGCTCGCGAGCACATGTACGCGCAGTTCGAGGTTTCGGGCGAGGCGAGCTACCCGCAGGTCTTTTCCGTTGCTGGAATCCTGTGGGAAGAAGCGGATCGTGTACGCCCGTACTTCGACATGGAACTAGGAAGCCAAGAAACGTACTATCGGGACAACAGCAACGATCCCACCAGGGGGGTTTTCCGATACAACAACATCGATCTTCGCGAGCCTATCCTGATTCAGGCGCTGCAGGCTCAGGCACCGCTTGGTGTTAGAATCGGATGGCCGGTATACGGAAAGTTCCCTCACCTGGACTAATTACATGGAAGAAGAATAGGGAAGGTTCCCGGAAGAAGCCAATGCTGATACACCGCGTTCCTTGAAGAGGGACGCTTGGCCTTGCAGCATTTACGGGATTTCATTGGGAGGCTGGACGGTCGGACGTCGTGATCTTCTGAATTACCAAAAACCATCCATATTGGCCTACCGTGAAACCCGGGATCGTAAATGCGGCCCGGGTTTCGGAGGTTTATTCATGGCTGGTTTCGACACCGCCCAGGTCATTGTTCTGCTCCTCGGTACCGTTTTTCCGCTCATCGTTGGGTTCGTGACCAGGGCGAGTTGGTCTGGGTTTCACAAGGGTCTGATTCTTGCCGCAATGAGCGCTGCCAGCGCGTTCCTGTCTGAGGCATATGATGCCGTTGTCGCTGGCGTGCATTTCCACTGGCAGGTCGCCGTGGTCACTGCAATCGGTGTGTTCCTGACCGCCGTCGGCACTCACTTCGGCCTGTGGAAGCAGCATGATCAGCTGCAGGACTCACTGGCGGCAAGCGGAGTGAAGGACGCGAGACACCCCTGAGCAGTGATGCAGGTTGTCCTGATTGGGCTGGCGGCGTGGATGGCGTGGGAGGCTGTGCGCGCCGCCTGGCCACGCCGCATCTGGCCTCTTGTTCAGCTCGTTGTCGTGGCAGGCATCTGCTATGGCCTGACCTACGTGGATGATCGAATCGTCACGGCTCTCGCAGCGGCGGCCGTAGTCGCCGGTATCCGCCAGCTGATGCTGCGTGCCGAGGTGCCGGATGCCGTCGCCCTGCCGCGCGCCCGGCAGCCACGCAGAGTGACTGGCCGGATACCTGACCTCCCGTGACCTGGGAAAACGGGAAAATTGGAAAAATCCCACAGGATTTTTTCTTGCGCGAGTTGATACGTGAGTTGCGCTCGTAGTTGATACGCGCCGGACACTCAGGCCCATACGTCCGCACGAGAATGGATGATCAGTGACGAAGCCTGTTGTGTTCGCCGTCGCCGGGGCTGGTCAGGTCAAGGCTGACACCATCGGCGATCTTCTCGACCAGTGGCTGGAAGTGGAAGCGGAGACGCCGCGTGACGTCCGCGCGGTATACCTCCCGGCCGACGCCACGCTGACCACCAAGGCCGTGGAACATGCAGCCCAGTGGCTGAAGGACGTGGGGCTGGAGTACCAGGCTGTGAAGTCCAGTCGGCCTGGTCGGCGCGGCAGCAGCATCCTCAAGGACGCCACGACGGCCATTCCTTCTGGTACTGATCCGATCGAAGCGCTGATCGAAGAGCTGGCTGCTCACCTCGACGACTCGGACGTCGAGGTCTACCTCTTGCTTGCGTGGGGTGACGACCCGGAGCAAGCGGCCGATGTCGCCACCGAGAACCTCTTCCTCGCCGCTCGTGATGCCGGGATCACCGTTCTCGACCTCACCGCTGCGCTGTACGAGATCACGGCAGCCGACGAAGAGAACGAAGAAGAGCCTGAGGGAGAGGGCGACGACGAGCCGGGTGGCTCCACGAACGACGAACCTGTCGATGAGTCCGCCGATGAGCTTCCGGAGCTGACCGCAGAACCCCAGGAGCTGGCGGCGGCCGACGAGGCACAGGCCACGGTCCGGTCGCCGGAACCGAACGAGCAAGACGAGTCGGACATCCCGGATCTGGTCACGACGCTGTCCTTTGTGTATCTGGCGCTGTCCAACATCGATTGGGCACTCTCCGCACAGAGGATGGAGCGCGTACGGTTCGGTCCGCTCACCTTGGCGGTCCGGCATCACCTGCGCGTGCTGCTGAAGGACGATTTGCCGAACACGCTCGACAAGCTGGACGCAATGATCGCGGAGAGCCGGGCGTCCAAGGTTCGCGGCAAGCCGCGCAACACCGCCGACGATGAGGTCAGCGTCCTGATCGACGAGAGCAAGCAAACGGTCCGGCTGGCAGGGCGCGGTCGTCCCCGTCGTGGCGAGGTTCAGAAGAAGATGAAGCGCTACGAATTCGAACGCCTCGCTCGCGAGTGGGGGAGCTGAAACAAAGCCGCCCACCGGGCATGGAAAAAACCCGGTGGGCGGCGGACACCACCATCCACGCACCCAAGAGAGGGCAGGAGAAAGGGAGCACGGGGAAGGGAACCCGGCCCACACAAAAAGGATGACACATATCTGCCCTCTATACAAACGCGGTAGTTAATAGGCGGCGAATTGGCCATCGAAATCATCTCCGAAGTGTGGGAGAAAGCCCCTCAGGACATCAAGGGCGTCACGCTCCTGGTGCTGTTGAGGCTGGCGAACAGCGCGGGCGCGGATCACCGGATGACCTGGGTCGGTGTGGATCGTATCGCCCGCGAAGTCCGGGCGTCGAAACGAGCCGTGTACGACGCGCTGAACCGGCTTGAGGAACGAGGGATCATCCAGACGGTGGCGGACGAGGATATCCCTGCCTCAGCTGGGCGATACGAGGCCGTTGTCCGCTACATCACCCCATCGGAGAACTGGACGGCGAGCACTGCCGACGTATCAACTAGTGCAGATTCTGCAGCTGTTGATACGTCTCCTGATCTGTGTTGGGATGTATCAACTCAGAGACCAGTAGTAACTAGTGAAAAATCTGCACCCAAGACGTCAATAAAGAACTCTCCTACGGAGAGTTCTAAGAGAAGCTATATCCCTACGGGATATAGCGCCCACGCGCCAAGGGCGCGCGGGCGTTGGCGGACGCTGGAACCAGACCCCTACAACCCGCAGGAGGTTCTGTTCGGAGACGAGGACCTGCCCACGGTTCCGGCACGTAAGAGGGGAGAGCCCCATCCTGACAGCGGGATGGGTCTGGCTCTCGCGTTCGTGCGGGAGCTACAGCAGCACGCCCCTGATCTCCGTCGGGGGATCGACGTCGCCGACAGGGTCAAGCTCGCCGCCACCTTCAACCGGTGGAAGACCAATGGCACCAGCCCTGACACCATCCGGGCGATGATCCGGGCCTACGCCACCGTGCCCGGCTACCGGTCCGACGGACCGCCGCCGTGGCGCGACTTCCTGGCCAAGCGCACCTTGCTCCTGAGTCACGTCGAAAAGACGCAGCGTGACCGCCTCATGGACCCCGAAACCTACCGGCCTGAGGACTGGATGTCCGAATCCGAGCCGTGGCTCGACGAAAACGGTGAGTTCGACGAAGCCAGGTGGCGCGCCGAAATGCTTGCCGAATTCCGGAGGAAGAAGCGGTGATGACCGAGCGCACCATCAGCAGCCTGCCCGTTGCGTCCGGCGAGCCGGATTATCGGAGAAATCTCGCCCAGCGTGGTTTTCCGGCCAAGCACCTTGCCCGGGGCCTGAACACCTGGAAACCGTATAACGCCCCCTCAGAACGCGCCAGAGACGTTTGCACGGCCTTTGTGCAGGATTGGGTCAACCGTGTGAAGATCGGCCCTGACGATGCTCGTGAGCGCCTGGGAAAGGGCATTTTGCTCTGTGGGCCGCCCAGTACGGGGAAGACAGCTCTCGCGTGTGCCGTCGCCTACGAGATCCGCCGCCGTGGCGTTGGCGTCAGGTTCATCACGGCCGCGAATTTCGTTGCCGCGCTCGCTGAGGAGAACAAGTTGCGCGTTCAGGCCGATCGCGGGGAGCCGCGAGCCGTCGATCTGTTCTGGAGCATCAAAAACCTAATCGGCCAGATCAACCGGGTTCCGCTGCTGGTTCTGGACGATCTCGGACACGAGCACAGGACCGCTTCGGATATGGCACGGGACGAAATTCAGAGACTTCTCAGGAACCGCCACGCCGCCGCGAAGCCGACCATTGTGACCAGCAATTTCGCGCCTGAGGTTTGGCGCGAGCTGTACGGCACTGCGATGGCCGAATTCGCCTTCGAGGCATTCGACATCGTCACGCTTGGAGGAAAGGGGCTGCGCCGTGACCGCTGATTCCTACGTCCGGTTCTTCATGCGCAATGCCCTGATTCCGATCGACACACAACCTGATGTGTGCATAGAGGCAATCAACCGGATGGAACGGCTGATGGTCGCTGAGGCGTGGGATCAGGGTTTTTGGTTCAAGGAAACCTATCTGTTCGTCATCGATCGCGGTGTCGACGGAACGGAATACGCCGTTTATGGCCTTGGTTTCCCGCGTACGCGGATACTTTTGCTCGTTGATGCTGTGGAGTATGACGATGGAGCGTGGTGATATCAGCAATCAGCTGTATCCCCGGCTCCTGGTCGAGTGGGAGAACCTTCTTGGGATTCCTCCGCACCATGTTAAGTTCTGGAAAGACCCGTATCGCGTGCGCCGCAAATTCGGGTTGGGCAAAGATCCGCTGTCACGCTGGCAGCTGAATGAGCTGGTGGCGACAGCGATCACCAACCGGTCGTGGCTGGACAACCAGGAATACGAGGTGATCACGTTAGGCCCACCGGATTTTGCCGAAGCGCTGGCTGAGTACCTGGACCGGAAATCTGTACCGATCCGCAGAGTGTGGAGCTATGAGCCTGATGTCCTGGGCCGTCAGCTCATTACCATGCCTTATGTGGCGGCCGTGTACACGACCAACCCTCAGCACGCCTTGAAATACGGGCGATGGGGGCGTCTCGTCACTCCTGAGAACGTCAGGCAGATTGGGTATTTCTAAATGGACGTCGAAAACCTGCTGATCTCGCGTGTGGTGGCTGACGGCAAGCTCGGTCCGGCCGCGTGCATTACTCCGGATTGGTTTTCTGATCCTGCGTCTGCCCGAGTTTGGACGCTCATCCTGGAGCACACCAGTAAGTACGGCAAGGTGCCCAGCGTCGCCGCCGTGAAGGCGGATTATCCGACCTACAAATTGGTGCAGAGTCCGGAAGGGCTGGAGTACCTCACCGATCGGATGGTTCGGAACCGGTCTCTTGCGTTGCTCGAACGTGGGATCACGGAGGCCGCCCAACTCCATTTGGACGGGGACCTTGATCGGGTGATCGCCCGGCTGCACACGGCGCTTGCCGACGTGGCCAGGATGACGCCAACCGATCATGACATCAATCTGGCGACCAACGCAGACGAGCGTATGGAGCACTATCGCCAGCTGGCCAAGCTCGACGGTCGTCTGCGGGGGATTCCGTCGGGCTTCCCTGCGATCGATAACGCGCTGTCCGGTTTTGAGGCAGGTCAGCTGATCACCTTCGTCGGGCCGCCGAAGGTGGGGAAGAGCACGTCGCTTCTGCTCATGGCCAAGGCCGCCAACGAAAGCGGTTACTCGCCGCTTTTTGTCGGCTTCGAGATGTCGAACACCGAGCAATTCGAGCGGCTCGACTCCATCCGGGCTGGAGTTTCCCATACGCGTCTGAGGAACGGAACGCTCACCAAAACCGAGCTGG